TCAAAAAAGTCAGAAATCAAACACCTTCCTCTAGAAGAAAGACCTCTGACACCTTATCTACCGATGATGTATAATCATCCATGTACGATTTGGACACGGTCTTCGCTAGATAACTTCGAGTGGGTTCATTGCTATGCTAACGCATTAAATGATGAATACCATTACCGGTATGGCAAATTACATAAGTCAGTAGAACAAGTGATAAACAAACTACCTGACCCAAAGAATATGCCACGCAACGGACTCACTCCATTTCTTATGGCAATGCCTGACGAACTCAAAGATGAAACTGATGTAGTTGGGTCATATCGCCTATATTACCACACAGATAAAGCAACATTTGCCAAGTGGTCGCACAGAGAAACACCAGATTGGTGGGACGAAGGACTTGCTTGGTATGACAAAAGGATAACAGCTAAGTAATGGAAATATTAGTAGGAATATTAGTCCTATCTGTTGCTGGTTTCTTTGCTTATATGTCAGGACACTTAGTTGAAGAAAGTAAAAAAGGCAAAAGTATTCCCTTACCATGGGAGAAAGAAGCTAAAGAAGAAGATTGGGATATGCTGCCTGATGTAGAAGATTTAGAAAGAATAGTAGACAGAGAACTTAAAAAATTAAACATTAAAGAATGAAACAACTTTGGAATGATTATATGAAAAACATAGTAATAATTTATAGCACGCCTAATTGTCATTTTTGCACAATGGCAAAGAATCTTGCAGAGCAAAGAGATTGTTCTGTAGAATATAAAGTTTTTGGAAAAGACTTTCAAAAAGAAGATATGTTTGAAAACTTTCCTGGAGCTAGAACCTTTCCACAGATTATATTTAATGGAGAAAAAATCGGAGGGTATACTGCTTTAGTAAGTATATTAACTGATGAAGTTTAATGAAGATAAAGTATTAAACTGGGTATCAAACTATATTTTATCTACATATGAAGCTCATTATGGTAAAAATAAGATACAAACAACTGAGTTTGTATTTGATTCTCAACACGGAGAAGGATTTTGTATCGGAAACATAATTAAATATGCCCAGCGATACGGAAAAAAAGATGGGCATAATGAAAAAGATTTATTAAAAATAATTCACTACGCAATTATATTATTAGGAAGTGAACATTATGATAAGAAGTAAATCAGGAGAAAAGTTATCATTTGATAACATAGAACGAGTTCTCTCACAACTCGAAAAGGATAATCCTATAACTAAAAAGGAAGCCTGTGAGATGCTGAATATTAGGTATAACACGACCAGACTTCAGAAAATCATAGATGACCACCTTGATACTAAAAACTTTCGTAAAGCACGAAAAAACCAAAACAAGGGAAAGATGGCTACAGAAGATGAAATAGCTTCCGTAGTAAAACTATACTTAGAGGGTATGAATATTTCTACCATTGCAGACAGTATATATCGTTCACCAGCTTTTGTTAAAAATATAGTAGAAAGAATGGGAATACCTCAAAAATTAGCAGAGTCTGACCATGAAGGAAAAAGAAAGGCCATACTACCAGAGCAGTGTGTAAGTGATAAGTTTACCGTTGGAGAAAAGGTATGGTCACCAAGAAATAATAAATTTGCAGAAATCATACAAGAGTTTGATACTCCATACAACGAAGAAAAGTATGGGTGTCCTTGTTATAGACTGTGGATTTTAGAACCTTGTGATACTTCTAAAACATATTTTCCTTGGTTAGACGGGAGCAGAACGGGGTTTACAAGTTTTGCTCTTGCATATGAATTAGGAAGTCTCAGGCATTTAGAAAAGTATTTATAAGGATTAATATGTGGGAAATTATATGGGCAGTATATCTGTCTGGACTATTGATGGCTATGTGGAAACTATGGCTACCAATACATAGAGAAATAAAAAAAGTAGCTCCATACTCTTTAGTTGGAAAATATCCAATTACTATGTTTATGACTATTTTCTTTATGTTTGCAGTAGCTTGGCCAATGGTAGTATGGGTTAGTTTGAGTGATGAATACTCAGATAATTTTAAAGACGCATTTATTAACGGAGCAATTACAAAAAATGAAAGAGAATAATTATTCAACATATATGGAAGACAACCTTCGAGCAGACACTATAAAGTTAGATGGGCATTGGGGTTGCAGATTTTATGTAAATGATGAAGTAGTAATGACTGAGTTTTACAAAGGACATAGTGAATCATACGCAGAAAATGCCGCTGAAAACTATGTATTAGGAATTAAAAAGATATGAGCAATTATAGAGAAAGATTAATAAAAGCACTAAAAAAGTTATATGAAGGAGCTATAGAAGCCCATGTAATGAATATAGAAGTGTTATTAGGTTCTCATGTAGGCTTAGCTGAGCATGGAGATATAATTCAAACTCTTGACTCAGAATTAGAAAAACTGGCTGCATTAGAGGATAAATTAGAAGTATTAAATAAACATTTCTAAAAATAGTTCTTGACTTCGCGTTTAAAATCTTCTATAATATATAAATGAGTGATAGATTTTATATGCAAATGAAAGAAGCCACGGGCTGGTGCCCTGGCTTGCCAGAATCTTACAAAAATAAAAGGAGAAAAAATATGTCTTGGACAGACGAGAAAAAACAAGAAGCAGTAGATTTATATACTGCTGAAGAACCTACTCCAGAAAATAGTATGGAGATAGTAAAAGACATCGCAGAGCAATTAGAAGAATCTCCAAACGGTGTTAGAATGATACTTACAAAGGCAGGTGTATATGTCAGAAAAACACCAGCAAGAAGTACTTCTAGTGGCTCAACAGGCGGTGGTAGAGTAAGTGTTGCAGGCGCACAAGCCGACCTTACAAGTGCTTTGACAGATGCAGGTCAAGAAGTTGACGCTGCGATTATATCAAAGTTAACAGGTAAAGCAGCAGTATACTTTACAGGTATAGTAAATAACTTAAACAATTAATTTAGTTTAGTTTTTCGCTAGGGTATCTTAGATGCCCTAGTTTTTTGCATCTTGTAGATGTAACCAAAAGTAGTACAATTCAAAATATCATTTGTTAGATATTACTGGAGGAAACATGACAAAAGATGAATTTAAAAAGAAAATAGATGATGCAGGCGATGCAGTCATCACTTACAGAAGTAAGAATTCACGCAGACTGAAATATAATATATGTACTCGGGACTTTTCTACTCCTTACATAAAGGAAAAGAAAAATCGGGCTAAAGAATCACACGATACAGTCCTCCTATTTTGTTGGGACACGGATTCGTATCGTCTTTTAATGCCTAAGAATGTGACTAGCATTGTTCCAATGAATAGGATTATTAAAAATGATTGATTTAAGCGCACCAAGTATATATGAAAGAGTTATCAATGAAAAAGATAATCAACAAATACGATTAGTTATAAATACATTTCGTGGAGTTGAGTATCTATCCCTACGAAAATACTACTTAGACTTTGACGAAGAATGGCTGCCTTCAAAGGAAGGTATAACTATGCCTATAGATTTAGAAAATGTACAGGAAATGTTCAAAGGTTTAGTAGAAATTTTATCTCTTGCAGAAAGTAAATCAATACTCGAATCAGAGTTCAAAGATATATTAGATGAAATATACCTGACCTAAAAATAGTTCTTGACATATCCTTAAAAAATTGTTATAATATACATTATGATAATAAAAGGAACATTACAATATGACCAGCACGGTCGCAGAAGAAAGACAGTTAGAACAAAACGCAAGACTACTAAGTCTAAATGGAAAAGTATTGGGGCTGTAGCTCAGTCGGGAGAGCGTCGCCTTTGCACGGCGAAGGTCGAGAGTTCGAATCTCTCTAGCTCCACCAATTCAGGTAAGGGAACTAAAGTAGACAACTCGTGGAAACTTGAAATAAGTAAGAACTATACCATCGCACCAGCATACAATAAAGGTGCATACCAAGTAATCCCTCGAGAAGATGTTGAACATATCGGAAAATAGTTCTTGACAAATGGTTAAATTTTTAGTATAATATATAAATGTTAGAAAATCTTATCAAACGAGCAAAAGAAGCGTACTATGGTGGGTCACCCATCATGAGTGATGAGGTTTTTGATTACCTTTCAACAATGGCAACTGCTGAAAGTATTGGCTATAAGAGTACTTATGAGCGTAGATACAAGCATATGTTTCCATTGTTTTCCCTCCAGAAAGTAATAAGCGGAATCGACACTGCTCCAGATTGGGGCAGTGATGATTTTATTACTACAGCCAAATTAGATGGTGCTGCAATAAGCATGATATATGGTGGTGGGGAATTTCAGAAAGCATTAACAAGAGGAGACGGCATTGAAGGGCTTGATATTACTTATAATATTAGACACCTGGTGCCAGAACAAATAGATTACGAAGGAGTACTACAAATAAGTGGAGAAGTAGTAGCTCCTAAAAGCATACCCAATGCAAGAAACTATGCTGCGGGTGCACTAGCATTAAAAAGCTCTACAGAGTTTGCTACAAGAGATTTATATTTTGTAGCCCATGGAGTATCTCCATACATAACAGACAACTACGTTTCGGATATGAGATTTATAGCAAATCTTGGATTCAAAACGGCCATTTGTAGTGATTATACAAATTTCCCACAAGATGGTTCTGTGTTTCGTATAGCAATGAATAATAGATTCGATGACTATGGATACACAAGCCATCACCCTAGAGGAGCATTTGCTCTGAAGAAACAGGAAACAGGTGTAATCACTACACTCCATTCAGTCACATGGCAAGTAGGTAAATCAGGCGCAGTATCGCCAGTTGCCCACTTTGACCCGATTAACATAGAAGGAGCAGTGGTATCAAAAGCTACACTACATAACAAATCTATAATTGAAGCACTTGATTTAAAAATCGGGTGTAAGATAGAAGTAATACGGGCTGGTAAAATTATACCACAAGTATTAAGGAGAGTAGAATAATGATAGAACCTTTTGCAAATGTAAATGAAGCCCTAACGTTTTTAGGATTATTCTTTGTAGCAGTGGTAGTAGTACCTCTTGCGTTTATGAAAATAGGAGAATGGCTGTATGACTGAAATAGAAATGCTAAAACAACAAATAGCAGAACAAACAGAACAAATATATAAATTATATCAAAGAATAGAAGAATTAAATGAAATACTCAAAGAGAGAGATAGAGAACAGCAAGCGCATATACAAGAGTGCAACGCCTAAACAAACTTTAGATTGGTATGTAAAATGGGTAGCCTCAGTTATATTACTATGTGCTATGATGTTTAGAGCAGAAGGATTATATCCTTTGGCAGATTTAACTCTATCTTTTATAGGAGTTACCTTATGGTTATGGGTAGCCCTCATTTGGAGAGACAGAGCTTTAATAATATTAAATGCAGTTGCAATGTTAGTATTAGGCTCAGGTTTACTTCGTCAATTCACTCCTCTCCTTATTGCATGAGTGGAGTATATAATCAAACTTACTTCGACAATCGCCCTCATGAAAAAGAAAGAGAGGGTGTTTTGTATGGAGTTATTCTAGTTAACCAAAGAACTTTTGAAAGAGAGTGTATCAAAGTAGGTATTGCTAGTGGAAAAGACTGGCGTCATGTAATAAAAAGAAGTCGTGGATTCAAAGGGTATGACTTACGAATCCAGAGAACATATACTGACACCATTTACAACTGCTGGAAAATAGAGCAAGCCCTTCATAAACAGTTTGAACATGACAGTTATAAACCCAAGCAAAAATTTGGGGGACATACTGAGTGTTTCAAAATTTCTTCCCTTATTTTGAGGGAGTTCCCAAAAAATAGTTCTTGACAAATGGTTAAATCTTTAGTATAATATAATTATAAAAATGAAAGAGAGGCAGAATTTGAGAGAAATAATTATACCGACACATTGTCCAGCTTGCAACACAGAGTTAGATATTGTGAACGACCAATTATTTTGTAGAAACTCAAATTGTTCTGCTCAAGGTTCTAAGAAGATAGAACACTTTGCCAAGTCTTTAAGTATTAAAGGTTTAGGAAAAGTAACAATCGAAAAGTTAGAACTTCAGGACTATCATGACATCTATGCTTTATGTGAAGATGAAATAGTAGTTCTTTTGGATTCGGAAAAACTTGGGGAGAAGTTGTTTGCTGAAATAGAAAACTCTAAATCAGCAGACTTAACTACACTCCTTCCAGCTTTTTCGATACCGCTGATAGGACGGAGCGCGTCTAATAAATTGACCAAACAGGTCTCGAATATTTCAGAGATAACCTACCAAAAGTGTATAGATAGTGGTCTCGGTCCTAAAGCGGCGTCGAATTTAAATAACTGGTTAGAAGATGTTTTTTATCCAAATGAGTATAATGAGTTACCTTTTTCATTTACTTGTGAGAAGTCAGAAGTCGACTATAAACCCACTAAGGGAGTAGTTTGTATAACAGGTAAACTTAAGAGCTATCCAACTAAAGCAGCAGCTCAAAAAGTTTTACAAAGTCATGGATTTGAGACAAAGACAACACTTACAAAAAATGTAACGATTCTATTAAACGAGAGTGGTATAGAATCAGCAAAAACAAATAAAGCCCAAGAAATGGGTATAACAATTTATGATAACATAAAACAATTAATTAAGGAAAATTAATATGGCATTACCAAAATGGACAGATGAAAGAACACAGCAACTAGTGGACTTCATCGGTGAATCAAGCCCTGTAACACAGGCAATGGTTGCAGATGCTGCTGAAGAATTAGAAACTTCTACAAGAAGTGTTTCTTCTAAGCTAAGAAAAATGGGTTTTGATGTTGAACTAGCTTCAGCTTCAGCTTCTAAGTCTTTCTCAGAAGACCAAGAAGCAACTCTACAAAACTTCGTACAAGATAATAGCGGAGTATATACTTATGCTGAAATAGCATCAAACTTTGAAGGCGGACACTTTAGTGCAAAGTCTATTCAAGGTAAAATTCTTTCTATGGAACTAACAGAGCATGTCAAACCAGCTCCTAAGCCTGAAAGTGTTAGAACTTACACTCCTCAAGAAGAAGAGCAGTTTGTAACTATGGTTAACGATGGCGCTTTCGTAGAAGCTATCGCTGAATCATTAGGCAAATCTGTAAACTCTATCAGAGGAAAAGCTCTATCATTACTTAGAAGTGGTGACATCAATGCGATTCCTAAGCAAGAGCATACAAAAGGTTCAAGCAAAGCTGATGTATTAGCTGACCTTGACATTTCTGAAATGACTGTACAATCAATTGCCGATGACATTGGCAAAACAGTAAGAGGCGTGAAAACTATGTTAACAAGACGTGGTCTTCAGTGTGCTGATTACAATGGTGCAGCTAGAAAAGAAATAGGCTAACTAGCAATATTTAGCAGGGAGGGGCAATCCCTCCCTTTTTTTGAGAGAGATATAGATGAATATTGCCAGTGCATTACTAAAACAAGTAGTTATACAACAAGATTTGGAGACTTGGTCTCAGGTAAAAGAAATTTATTTGCCTAATGAGTACCGAGGGATTTTCAACATCTTGGAAAAGCACGTAGACAATTATCAATCTCTCCCAACTTTCGAGGAACTTACTGCAGGTCAGAGAGACCAAAAAGTTCTGGAAAAACTATCCGCAATAGAATCTATCGAAGTCGAAGTAGATGCAGATATGCTACTCGATTATCTAAAAAATGAATTTACCCAAACTGAAATTTTAGACGAGTTAGATAACTATGTGGATAAAACTGTCACTATGGCTAGTGCAGAAGAAAATATAGAACAATTACAAGAAATAGTCCTAAATGTAAGTGATAAGGTAGATGTAACACCACCTTCAGAAAGTATGCAAACGATTACTTTATTCGAAGATGATGAGCAACGAGCAAAATATTTACCTTTAGGACTTAATACAGAATATGACGCAAGCGTCAAATTTTCACCCAAAGACCTTGTGCTTGTGGGTGGACGACGAGGTTCAGGTAAGTCTTTGACTTCCTGTAACCTTGCTGTCAATGTATATGATTCAGGCAGGACTGCTATTTATTTCACTATTGAAATGGATAGTCGTTCTATCTTACAAAGAATGTGCTCAATCAGTACAGGAATTCAATTTACTAATATTCGTGACAAGCTCATGAATACAGAAGAATGGAATCTTGTTGCAGGTTGGTGGGCAAATCGTTTTCAGGGTGGAGACGACCTCTTAAAAGAATATGAATCACATAGAGACTTTGATGAGTTCCATAGGAATTTAACAAAGAATCCTTTACACGAAGACAGACAACTAGATGTAATCTACGATCCAGCCCTCACTCTCTCAAAAATTCAAAGCGAACTCGATAAGAGGGTCAGTCGTTCAGACATTGGTATCGTAATCGTAGATTATCTAAACCAAGTTCGTCGCCACAATGCACCAGGCAAAAATAGCCAATATGATTGGCAGGAGCAAATTGAAATAAGTAAGAAACTGAAGTCTTATGCTCAAGAGTATGAAACTTTGGTTTTCGCTCCCTACCAAACAGACTCTAGTGGAGAGGCTAGATTTGCAAAAGGTATTTTAGATGCGGCAGATGCTGCTTACTCCCTTGAAACTTGGGAGCCTGCTGACCAGTGTATGACATTTAACTGTACTAAAATGAGAAACAATGAAGTTAAAGGTTTCTCAAGTCATGTTGACTGGAAGTCGCTAAGGATAGGTCCCAACTCAGCACTGACTCCAGCAGAAAAGACAAAAATGAAAGAAGATATGGGACTTGGAACAGACGGTGAAGAGGCACAAGATTTATGATACTATATACAGAAGAACAATTACAAGTAGCGTATATAAAATATGTAAGAGAACTCTATACTCTAAAAGAGGTAGGACTTGATTTAGGCATTCCTAGTTTAGAGGAGTTTAGAAGAATCTACGAAGACCAAATGGAATTAGAGTATGGAAACGATTTCTTACATTAAAGATTGCATTTACAGAAAGTTATTAGGACTACCATTAGTATGTCCACACTGTAGTAAAGAATTACCAAAGGAGCTAGACATTGACAGTAGAAGAATTACTGATAGAAGAAAAGATTAATTTTAAAGTCTCACCCGCAGACTATATTGTCTCGTGTTTAAATCCTGAGCATGACGACAGTAATCCTAGTATGAGAATAGATAAAATTACAGGAGTATATAATTGTTTCTCATGTGGATTTAAGGGAAATATATTTAAGTTATTTGATAAACCAAGCAACTATTTAGATATAAAAAGAGAGAAAGTAAAACAAACAATAGACCGCAAAAGGTCAGAATCAGTAGGGTTACAAATACCTAGCAGTGCTTTGCCCTACGCTGGAACAGAAAGAAATATAAAACAAAGCACATATAAACATTTTGAAACTTTTTTGAGTGTAGACTCTCCATTCAAAGATAGAATAGTATTTCCTATTAGAGATATAACAGGAAAGATAGTTGCTTTTAATGGAAGATTAAGAATGAACACCCATATAAAAGACCAACCAAAATATATTTTTCACCCACCAAGAGTAAAGTTACCGATATTCCCTGCTACTGTTACTCCAATAAAAGGCAGAGTATTATTAGTAGAAGGTATATATGATGTAGTAAATTTACATGATAAAGGTCTTACAAATGCTTTATGCTGTTTTGGGATATCAAATATAACACCAGATAAATTACAGCTTCTAAAAATGAAGGGAGTAGAACAAATAGATATTTTCTTCGACCCAGATGATGCTGGACAGGGAGCAGTAGAAAAAGTTATAGAAATATGTGATAAAGTAGAACTAAAATACTATAACGTAAGGATACCTCCTGATTTAGGAGATGCAGGCGACCTTAGTGAAGTTTCAGTTAAAAAGTTAAGGGAGTCATTATACAAAGAAAAAT